CTGGCATTCTGGCCGTTACGCTGAACCTCGGCACGGCCGTCACGCAGATCAGCACGGCCACTATGGGCAGCCTCGGCCTGTGCTTCGCCCGTTCGCTCGCCACGGAGACAACGCACACCGTGAGCTTTGGACGGTTCGACGGCACGAACCTGCACGAGACTGTCAGCCTGCGTGCTGGTGAGGCTGCGATCCTGCGGCTGGCGGCTGGCAACTACGCCGCAAAGGCTGCCGTGGGTGGCTCCCGCCTGGTGCTCACCGTGCTTGAGGACTGACCATGGCCCAGAAGCCAGACGGCAAGCCAGCCCGCACAGAGCGCGTCACATTCACGAAGCCTGCCGCTGAGCGGATCGCCAAGGTGGTGCGAGCCGTTGAAGGTGGCGACAGGGACGCTGGCCCGCTGTCGTTTGGCAACCGTGGCGTGGCTGGGAATCCCAAGACCTTCCGCGTCTGCACCTTCACCGGCGCATGGTCGATCAACGCCACGAAGACGGTGACGTTTCGAAATCAGACGGCCACGCCAAATACCGTGGCGGCGGTGAATCTATTCTTCCCGTTCCCAGCACCAGCGTCTGCGACCGACTGTGCAATCGCCAAAGACGGCACGGCGTGGTATCTGATCGACGTGCCCTTCGAGACGGCCACGGCGGTTTTTGCAGGCTCAACCACCACAGGCATCGTAGTTTCGTCCACTCAGTCCACGAGCCGCGTCACTGACGTGACGCTGTCGGCCACGCTCAACACTTCCAACTGCACGATCTCAATCGGCAAGACGCTTGTGACGGCATCTACGATTTTCGTGACGGGCACAGCCACCAGCGTCTTCGTGCAGTCCACGTTTACGGCCACGTTCCTGCGGTTCAAGGTGTAGAGATGGCGTGTTGCTGCGGGCCTTCGTGCGAGTGCAACGACAAGCAGTGGATCGTCACTCTTTCAGGGCATCAGGATCACTTTGTTGGTGGCCAGAAGTATGGCATTGCAGAAGGCGCATGCCTTAACGGCGCGTACGTGTTTCCGTTTTCCGGCGGCGGAGTCGTGTTGTGTTCGTCTGGAATATACGGGTCTGGCTTTGATCTTCCAGTAGGAACGAAGTTTGGTCAGCGGCAGCGAATCTTGTTGATTTCAACATTTGGGTGCGATGGGCAGCAGTTTGGCCTGTCTTTCCGTCTAGGCGCAAGCTCGACTTGGTTGGATGGAGACCCTCAACCAAGCAACTGGGGGACACTCAACATTATCTCCGGTCAGGGTTTTACTGGATCGCGTGGAGGAACAATCAGTTCCGGCACGTACAGCTGCGCAGCTTCATTTGATCAGTCATACACAATGACTCGCGGAGACCTTGGATGGCTGCCTACTCCAGCGTTTGTAAATGACGCAACGCCGGGGTACGGATACAGCAATTCAGTTGGCACTCCAGCAGTACGCATTCAGTTGGTCTAATGCTTTGCAGTTTCGTGTTTAGCGGCACGGGCCACGTCTGCGTGAATTGCGGGAGATCTGTGCCTGTTCCAGAAGGCTCGCGGATTGTTGCCACATGCCTCGGCAAACCATCTGGCTGCCTTGCTGGCACCGAACTCAAATCCCTCCTCGCCGGCTGGCCCTTCCGCATCGTCGCCACGGCCGACTGCAAATGCACGAGCCGCGCCGCCTACATGGACGCCCAGGGCTGCGACTGGTGCGAGTCGCCAGAAGGCATGGCCGAGATCATGGGCTTTCTGCGAGAGGCTGCCGAGGCACGCAGCCTGCCGTTCCTTGACGTGGCCGCTAGGCTCCTCGTGAAGCGTGCGATTCACAACGCCCGCAAAGCGGAGGCCCGTCGTGCCAAAGAAGCCGAGCAAGCCGCAGCCGAAGGCCCAGCGGCCTAATCTCGCAGAGCTCGACTTCGATGATGAAGAGGCTACGGGCCTCGGCATCCTGGACGATGACGGCAACATGGTCCTGCGGCGCGATGCCGCCAAGCCTGCGAAGGGAGTCGGCCGTGCCAAAGGCAAAGCCCGCAAGCCTGCTCGATGACGTGCTCGCCCGCGTGAAGGCGAAGCGTCCCGGCTTCATGCCGTGGCACGAGCGCCTGCCTGACGATCTCCAGGCCGAGCTCGCCGCGATCCGCGAGCGGTTTCACGCTGGCGGGATTGCGAGCCAGAAGCGGGCGCTGGCCGTGGCGATTGCCGAAGTGGTGGCTGAGCGTGGGCACACGAAACCAGGCGAACAGGCGGTCATCTCATGGCTAAACAGAAAAGCTTGACCGAGGCCGTCGAAGGACGCCTGGACGCGGCCACGCAGTTGGCCACCGATGCCGAGCTGGCGCGGCTGCGTGCCGAGGTGGCATCGTTGAAGGGCCGCTACAAGTCTGCCCTGCAGGCTATCGACGCTGAACGCACCAGGGCCGACGCTATCGCCGGGCTGGTTGGGATTAAGGCAACGCAGCGGCCGGCCGCCAAGATCGTCAAGGCAAAACCGCACGACGCCACCATGGTGGTGCTGCTCTCGGACATTCACTGCGAAGAGCGGGTGGACCCTGAGACGGTCAACGGCTTGAACTCCTACGATCTCGAAGTGTGCGAGCAACGCATGGCCGAGCTGCAGGAGCGGTTTTTCGTCCTGCTCGAGCACGAGCGACAGCTGGCCAAGATCGACCGCGTGGTGGTGTGGTTGGGCGGGGATCTGATCTCGGGCCATATCCATCCCGATACCGCCGAGATGGCTCAGCTGGCCCCGCTGTCTGCGTGCCGGTTCATCGGCGGCATCATGCGTGCCTTCATCGACCAGGTGGCCGACCACGCCCGCGAAGTGGTGGTGGCAACGAACAGCGGCAACCACGGGCGGTCTACGGAAAAGCTGCGAGTGGGAACCGAGATGGATCATTCCTTCGAGCAGCACCTGTATCTCACAATGGCTGCGGCCGAGGCCCGTAAGAACGTCCGCTGGCAGATCGGCACCGGCTACTTGAACTACGTCGATCTTGATGGCTTTCGTGTGCGGTTCCACCACGGCCACGCCGTGAAGTACGGCGGCGGCATCGGTGGCATCACGATCCCGACGAACAAAGCGATTAGTGCGTGGGACGCCATCGAGCGTGCAGACCTCACCTGCTTCGGCCACTGGCACCAGTTCCAGTGGCTGCGTGCTGGTCGCTACGTGGCGAACGGCAGCGTGATTGGACACTCGGCCTACGCTACTCGGATCAAGGCGGCCTACGAGCCACCGTGCCAGGCGGCCATCGTCATTGACCACGGCCGGCACGAAGTCACAAAGGCCATGCCGATCTATTGCGACAGAGACTTACGAAAGGGAACCAAATGACAGCGGCCTATTGTGAAGGGCGATGCCTCGGCGACTCGCTCCTGGCGGAAGACGTGTGCCAGGCGACGAGCCTGCCGCGTGGCTCGAGCGAATGGCGAAGGCTGCACGACGAGCTGCTGGCGCTACACGTCGAGAAGACCGGGCAATACGGCCACGAGGATTCAGCGTTCGCCAACGTGGAGGCATCGGCCCTCTGTGCGGTTGAGCCTTGGCGGCGTTGCCTGTGCGATCTCTCGGACTGCGTTGTGCGCATGCAGCGGTTCGCCAACGGGCAGCCAGTGGACTACGAGAACGCCCTAAAGGACGCCGCCATGTGGGCCATGATCTGCCTCGTCATGCTGCGGAGGGAACGTGGCTGAGCCGCTGTCCGACGCCTACCTGCAGCAAGCGGAGTTTGACGCCCGCAAGTTCTCCGGGGCGTACACAGGCACCAGCGGCACGCTGGCTGCCCACGTGCTGCGTCTGCTCGCGGAGCTGAGCCGCACGAAGGGCGATCTGGCCGTAGAGCGTGCGCGGCGTGTGGACTCATGAGCCGGGCGGCGGGTAGAGGCGGCGCAGGGTTTTCTCCCTTTCCCCCGCGTCGTCTCCCCGCTTGCCCGGTTCAGCCGAAGTCGAGCGGTGGCAGGAAGTCCAAGGCCGACGCTTCGCCGACGATCTTGGGATCGAGGTAGTGATCCCTCGTTGTCTTGCTGTCTTTGTGCGTCAGGAACTCAGTGGCATCCCCTCCGGCTGCCTTTAGGTAGGAGCCGGCCGCTTTGCGGATCGCATGAAAGCCCCGAGGCTTCACGCCCGCTGAGCGGCAGATGTACCGAATCCGCTGGTAGATAGAGTTTGCCGCCCGGTGGTCTGTCCAGGGCCACACAAGATCGTCAGAGGCTCGCCGCCCGGCCTGGAGAATCGACGCCAGCTGGGGCGTGATCTGACGTGTAATCGTTCGCCCGAGTCCCTTGCGGTGCTCAGAGAGAAACGTGATCGTACGGCGGGCTGTGTCCACCTGCTCCCACCGCGTCTCGAGGTGCGACCCGATCCGCTCGCCCGTGTACCAGTTCGACATCAGCAGCGTGGTCCAGAACCACGGAGCCGGGCAGGGGCCGATGAGCCCTGACCGCCGCCTGGCCTGCTGCACCATGCGGCTGATCTCTTCCACCGTGTAGGCAGACGGCGAGCGGTGGGGCACCCTGACGATGCCACGGGGCAGATCCGGGAACACCTCCACGAGCCGCTTGCGGGCGGCAGCATTCCACAGGCTGACCAGGTGGGCCTTGTCCTTGGCCACGCTGGCAGCGGCGCAGATCCGCCCACGGTGCGGCGTGACGGCCCGCCACCGCAGGAACTTGCCGATGGTCAAATCGTCAAAATCCGCTAGTTCTGGCTCGCGCCCGAGAAAGTCTCGCAGCCGGTCGATAGAGTGTCCGAATATCTCGACGGTGCGCGGCTTCAGGTTGTGGAGCACGGCGTAGCGGTCATTCAGGAAATCACGCAACAGCATTTCAAATCCTCCCTTGTGAACGCGGAGTATAGGCATGGTGTACAAACGTACAACCACCATGCCCTCCGCTGTTTGGTCTGTTCAGTATGGTACGGCGGGCTGCGCCGACACGGCAAATCCGGCCAGGTTGACCAACTGACGGCTGCCGGTAGTATCTGAGGGATGGTCACGATGAGCCCGCAAAAGATCGACGGCGGCGAATACCTCACGGTCTCCGAGGCCGTGGACGCGATCGGCTGCACCGAAGGCTGGGTCCGCATGCTGCTCCGCGAGGGAAAGCTGCGTGGCCGGAGGTTCGGTGAGCGTATTTGGCTGATTCCGGCCGACGCCTGCCGGGAAGCTCGAGACGCCTTGACCACCAGGGCCAACGCCAAGCGGCACCTCGCCAAGCGTCCTGCCGCACAGCGGAAGAAGGCGAAGCGGAAGAAGTAGCGTTTTCCCCGGCTGACACGCAGCCAAAAAAATCTTCCTCACCCTCTTGACGCCCAACTACCGATAGCCTACAGTACGCAAGTGGTGGGGCCACCCGGCCTGCCGACAGCTGCGAAACGGGTGGCACTTCTTTCAACGTCACGGAGGACACAATGCACAAACGATGGAACGCAGCCCTGCACGCCCTTCTCTGCGTCAGGCTTGGCCAGGAACTCGGCACCTCGAGCGAGCTGGCCCAGACGATCGCCCACGGCATCGACTTCGCCCTCGGCACGGTCGCACGATTTTTCTCTTGACGAACTACCGATAGCCGATAGCCTACCTACCGCTACCGCCACCCACAAAAGCCCGGCACCGTTGGTCTGAAAAAAATTCCGACTCGGTTGATTGACTCACGACTGAACATGCGTATATTCCCCACCCCAAAGGAGATTTCCCCCATGCAAAGCCCCCACGAAAACGAGTACGCCGCCGCTGTCGCCGGCATGCAGGAAACGTACGGCAGCCCGCGCCACGCTGATACCTACGCCGTTGGCGACCACATCACGTTCCGCATGCGTGGCTGGTCGGATCGCTCGTACGACGATGGCCGCGTGATCAACCACCACGACGGCCGGCTGATCGTGGAGACGGCCAGCGACATCGTGGAGCTCGACCCGAGGCCGTGGCCCACGGGGAACGTGCTGCCGTTCTGAGAGACACAGGAGCCCGGCGGAGCCGGGATGACCAAGGAAGGGACCGCCCCGGCAAGGCAGGACGCGGAGCCGGGATTTCACATCGCAGAAAGGGACGCGACATGACCACGGAAATCAGCACAAACACGGCACCAGCGAGAGGGTTGGCTCTCGCCTCGTTCGAGGACGCATTTCGGTTTAGCAAGATGGTGTCGGCTAGCGAGTTCGCCCCGAAGGATTTCCGGGGCAAGCCCGAGAGCTGCATGCTGGCCATCCAGCACGGCAGCGAAGTCGGGCTCTCCCCCATGCAGTCGCTGCAGAGCATTGCCGTGATCAACGGCAGGCCGACGATCTGGGGCGACGCCGCCCTGGCCCTTGTTCAGAGCTCGCCAGTCTGCGAGTACGTGCGGGAGTTCACGGAAGGCGAAGGCGACGCCCTGGTGGCCGTCTGCGAGGCGAAGCGTCGAGGCTACCCGCAGCCCACCGTGGTGCGGTTCTCGATGGCAGACGCCAAGCGGGCCGGCCTGGC